AGCTTCTTTGTTGAACTCTGCAATCCAACTTCCATTAACTTCTTTGGCAGTTATAAATTCATTAAACAGAGTAAATCCTGGTGTAAGTATAGGATTCGGAACAACTGGTGGTTTAAGAGTTGCAGTCGCTCCATCGTTAACGACTCAGATGGCGCCATTCAGAACTTATGTAAGCCCAACTATCGTTAGAGATGTTAATTACACCAATCCTTCGGCGAGAATCAGTTCTCTCAATAATAGCGTAGTAAGCGTTAGCATCCCTATACTCAATACTCAAGTCATTTATGGTAACATTAACGCAGTTCCAGGCATTGGTTACAATGTTGCTGGTATTGGCATTAGATTTTAAGGATTAATCATGGCAGATAGTACAATGGAAGGTTTTGAGCCGCCCAAGGTCGGTAACGGCGACCAAGCTCCTAAACAGCGTCATCCAGAAACAGAGTACAAAGCCGAATATTACTACAATAGAAAAACGACCACTGAATCTGGTCACGAGTTCGAGTTTGACGATACGAAAAACTCTGAAAGAATACGACTGGCTCATAAGTCGGGGTCGTATTTCGAGTTTTGCAGTAACGGCGATAAAGTCGATAACATTTTAGGTCGTGAGTATAAATACAATACTGGTGGTTTTACACAAACCGTTGATGAAAATAGCGATTTAAAATATAATGGTAATATTCGTGTTTCGATTGGTAAAAACCAACATATCGAAGTGAATGGGGCGAAAACTGAAACCATTGCTGAGGAGTTGGCAATGGCTGTTAACAAGGGCGCTTCGATCGTCGTTATTGAAGATCTTTATATTGTAGCAAAGAACGTAACCATTTCAGCGAGTGAGCATATCAATATGCAAGCTGGTGGTGATATCGGTCTTGATGCTGGTGGTAATATCAATTTAAAAGCTGGTGGTGGAATGTCAGTCAAGGCAGAAGGCGGCGATATTATGACTGAGTCTTCAGCTGCTACCAAAATGAAAATGGGTGCAACGTTTGAAACTACTTCTGGTAGCACTACGACGATGAAGGCGCCAAAGATCGACCTGAACCCGTAAGGAAATTACATGGCAGTAACAATTACAACACAAACAGTAAATGGTGCTAACGTAGTAATCGCCGAACAAACTGGCGGCACAGGCGTTGCTATCGCTATCGATTATTCATTTTTATACGACAGAATCGCTGACACTCTCGATAACATATCAGCTAATGTAGCCTCCATCAAAACTAGTTTAGACAATATAAGCGCAAATACTCAATCGTTGTCTAGTAATGTATCTGTGATGCGAACTACTTTGAGTAACGTTGCAGCTAATTTGGCTGTAATGAGCAACAATTCTACAATTATGAAAAATTATGGCACAGGCTCGACAGAAACTTTTACCTATTCTGGTAATGCAGTATTTGCAACAGCATCTGATTTGTCAGGCGTCCCATCTAGCGAATTGGTTGTAACAGTAAACAATGTAAAGACAACAAATTATACTGTTAACAGTAGCGCAATAACATTAACTTCAACACCAGATTCTGGTGCATCTGTGAGAGTGTCAGCATATGGAAAAGGCATCCATACCACAAACCCATTTGATTCTTTCGGCGCTATTTCGTTGTACCGTTTGTATGCTGAAGAAGGCGAAATATTGAAAACTGGTAGTTATGTTTCTGATGAGAAAGAGGCTGCAGCCAGTAAAGCTCTTACAGATGCTATTACCAAAGTCGAACCATTTAGGCAATTCTGATGCCAGGTATTACGAGAAAAGGTCAAGACGCAGCTGGTGGAGTTTTGGTTGGCGGATCGGGCAACGTGTTCGTTAATTCAAAGGGTGCAGTGCGTCAAGGAGATTTGGTAGCCGCTCATGGCAAACCTCCTCATGCACCATCACCAGTAATGGTAGGTAAAAGTGGAACAGTATTTGTTAATGGTATTGGCGTTTGCAGACAAGGCGACGCAGCTAGCTGTGGTCATCCAGCTAGTGGTTCAGGCAACGTATTCGCAGGTGGGTAATGTCATTAGCAGCTAAACAAACTATCGTTAGAAAACAACCTATTGTTTATAGTGATTTCGCTAGTAACCTTTTGCAACATCCGCTTTCTGGTGATGTTGCCAGAGTTAATAACGAAGAAGCGGTTAAGCAAGCAATCAAAAACTTGTTGTTGATCAATTATGGTGAAAAACTCTTCAAACCAGATCTTGGCTCGGACCTATATAAAAATCTTTTTGAACCAATGGACGGTTTTACTTTGAACAATATTCGTGATAGAATATCTGATACTATTAGATTTTTTGAGCCAAGAGTCGAATTGATCGAGGTACAAGTTTCTGGTATAGAAAACGACGATAACTCTGCAGCGGTTGCAATCATTTTTAACATAATAAATACAGGCGTAGTAACTTCATTAAACCTGATTCTTAGAAGAGTTCGATAAATGGCAGCTAATAGTTCGCTAAATCTTGTATCACTTGATTTTGATACAGCCAAAAATAGCCTAAAAGATTTTCTGAGGGGTCAGGATATCTTCAAAGACTACGATTTCGAGGGCTCAAACATCAATATCCTGTTGGATGTTTTGGCGTATAATACCTTTCTAAACTCTTTTTACCTAAACATGGTTGCTTCCGAGTCGTTTCTAGACTCAGCTCAGATGCGCGAGAGTGTAATATCCCACGCCAAAGAACTAAACTATCTACCAAGATCAGCCAAATCTTCGCGCATAACTCTCGAACCTTTTAACATTTATACCGAGTCAACCATTGGTAGTTTAACATTTCCAAAAGGAACAAGGTTCAGTGGCGTCAGTAAAGGTGTTTCGTATAATTTCGTAACTGATACTGTTTACATCAACAATACTCCTACTTTCGACGCTGTAGCTAACAGCAATGTATTTTCGATAGGCGAAAGAATTGAACCAGAAGATGGATCGCCAAGTTATATCGATCCTACCAATCGTATAGTAGTGTACCAAGGCGACTATCAAACTGACACATTTATTGTCGATTATACAGTTGAGAATCAAAGATTCGTAATAACTGACCCTAACGTAGACACTGATAGTATCACTGTAACTGTAACTGAAGATTCAGGCGCAACCACATTACCTTATGTTTACTCATCAACTTTGTTAGATGTTAAAAATACCGATACGAAGTTTTTCCTTCAGCCAGCAGAAACTAACAAGTATGAAATACTGTTTGGTGACGACATCATTGGCAGAAGACCAAAGAATGGCGCTATTGTAACAGTTGAATATCGTGTCACGAGAGGCGAAGCGGGCAACGGCGTAAGTTTGTTTACTCTCGATACTGATGTGGTCGGTTCGGTCATCAATGGCGGAAGCGATATGAAAAATATCGACACGATCTTTGGCGACGTTGATGTACCTGGTGGATCTGGCGGTGGTGCTGATGCCGAAGATATTGAAGCTATCCGTTTCAAGGCTCCGCGCTATTTCCAAACACAGGAAAGAGCAGTCACTGTTTCAGACTACGAAATTTTATTGCAAAATGCATTCCCTGAAATCCAAGCTATTTCAGTGTTTGGTGGTGAAACATTCGACCCACCGCTTTATGGTAAAGTTTACATTTCAGTAAAGTTGAAAGACGTTGATGGTTTGCCTGATGCTAAAAAAAGAGAGTATAACGATTTCATCGCTCCACGTTCTCCATTGTCTATTGACGCAATTTTCATCACACCAGAAAACCTTTATCTGAAACTAACTTCAATAGTAAATTACAATATTAACGTAACTACGAAACGCCCAGACGAAATTAAGAATGCAGTTATTAATACTATCAAGTCGTTCAATTCAACTTATCTTGATGATTTTAACGTAACATTGAGAAAATCTAAGTTAATTACAGCTATCGATGCTACCGATAATAGTATAGTCAGTAATGAAACAGATATGTTGATATACAAGAAAATTGTTCCTTTCTTAGGTATTAATCAAAACATTACAATTCGTTTCGGCGTTCCACTGATTTCGACAGTTCCAGAGTTGGGAACTTCTCACCCAGCTAATGATATTCATGCCATTTCATCTACTCCATTCACATATCAAGGACAGGTTGTTGAACTTGAAGATAATGGTGACGGAGTAATTAATTTGGTCACAGGAAGTCGCGGCACCCATCTAGTAGTAAAACAGGTTGGTAACGTCGACTATATTAATGGTGTTGTACAATTATTTGATTTCAATATTGAAAACTTCGAAGGTACCGAATTGAGAATTTATGCTCTCCCAGAGTTTGATGATATTACTGTGCTTGGCAATAATATCTTTTCGCTTGGTTTGGACGAGCTTACAGTTAACGTAAAAACAGTTAGAGAATAATGCTTATAACAGAAAAAACGATATCGAATTTAATTCAGTCGCATTTTCCGTTCTTTTATACGGAAGATAATCCGCTACTGGTTGAATTTGTAAAAAAATACTTTGAATGGATGGAGTCTGAAAATCAGGCTCTATATCATGCGCGTCGTATTCCTGATTATAAAGATATCGATGGCACTGTTGACAAATTTTTAGTATATTTTAAAGAAAAATATCTCAAAAACATTCAGTTTCAAACTGCTGCTTCTACGAAGCGTATGGTCAAAAATAGTTTGGATCTTTATCGATCCAAAGGTACACCTCGCGCGATCGACCTCATGTTCAAGGTGGTGTTCGACACGCCAGCTGAGGTATATCTTCCAAGTCGCGATATCTTTCGTCTTTCTAGCGCAGACTGGTATGAGCAGTATTATCTTGAAGTAACACCTGCTCCAATCAATGTCACCTTCGTCGGCAAACAAATTGAGGGCGTACAATCTGGCTGCACAGCATTTATTGAAAAGTTAGTTCGCAAAAAGATTAAAGGTACGTTTGTTGAAACATTTATTATTTCGGGTATACCGTTTGGTAAACACTTTATCACTGGCGAATTATTGAAAACTAGTGGTCAAACAGCCATCAGTAAAAATCCTAAAGTTATTGGTTCTTTAACTAATGTTCAAGTGTTATCTGGTAGTGAAGGGTTTGCTATTGGCGACATTGTTGATATTACTTCACCGAAAGGAACTGGAGCGAAAGGTCGTGTTACTGATATTGCTGAAGTAACTGGCAAAGTCGATTTCAATTTAGTAGATGGTGGATTTGGTTATACCACTAATGCAAATATCTATGTTTCTAATAGTGTGTTCCGTATTTCAAACGTACAGGTCAACACAAGTATATCAAACACTGCATATTTTATAGATTATGACACCATCGTCGCTCCCCAAGCTAGAATCAATATCATTAATGCTACTTCAGCGTTTGAAGTTGGTGATAGAATTTTTACATATCAAACTGGCGGTAGCGTAAAAGGTGAAGGTTCTGTCCAAAGAGTTCAAGGAAATACTTCTTCAGCTAATGTTTATGTTAGCATACTATCTGGTAATCTTGAGGTCAGTGGTGGATCTTCTGTAAATGCATATTTTTCAGCATCAAACACAAAAAGCGCAAACATCGGTGCAGGTGGTTATAACGACAGTACAGAAACTGCCAACGTAATTGGTATAGCCGACGCTGTTCGTCTCAGTTATGCTAACTCGACACCATTCCCAAATAATGAGTACATTTATCAGCTTTCTGATGTCGGTGTAGTTTCTGCATCGGGTCGAATTATTGATACCAGCTCATCTGGTTTAACTGGCGTATTAACTGTTAATTCTGTTTCTGGTTTATTTTTACCTTCAAAACAAATTTACAGTAACACTGGTGGATTGCAAGCTAATGTTACTAGTATTGGCGTAGATCTTGGTGTAGTAAACGTCAGCGGTCAGTTTTTCAGCAACACAGATAACTATTTCTATTGCCAGGACGGCAGTAATACACCATATACTACAGCCACAATAACTACAATTAGCACAGGTTCTTTGGCTGGATTCCTCATAGCTAATAATCTTTCAAATCCAGAAACGCTAGAGATAGATACTGATTACATTGCTCCATATCTATCCACCATGCTAAATGCTACAAATTATACGCCATTGAATGCGCCTGTTGGTGCAAATTTGAGTTCTATAATAGCAGAATCATTGAATTTCGACGCTATTACAATCGGAACTATCAGCGCTATCACAGGTATAAATTCAGGAACAGAATATAATATACCACCAATTATAAAGATCGATGAGCCTCTAATATCACAGTACGGTAAAAGAGACATATACATAAAAATCAGCAACACAGCTGGTGGCGCTTTTAACATTGGAGAAATAATAACTCAACCAGCAACTGGCGCTAGAGGAAAAGTTAAAACTGCTAATAGCAGCACAATTTACATTAGGTCTTTAAGTTTCGAAAATTCATTCTCCAATAGTGCTGCAAATACTAGTGTTGTTGGTGCAGGATCTGGCGCTACAGCAAATGTAGATTACGTCTTTACTGATTATACCACCAAATTTATGGGATTGAACGCAGTAGTATCAGCAAACGTTGTTTCTGAAGAAGGTTCTGTAACAAATATCGAGATTGTAGATTCAGGATTCGGTTATCTGCATTTGGAAAACGGCTCAACTTTTGCTTCCCTCGACGGAAAAAGAGTTGGATCTGTTTCGCCGCTTCTTGGTACTAGAACAGCTAATACTGAGTCAAGAGGTCAAGAAGGTAAATCTCTCGGAAGATATAGAAACGAAGATGGGTTTTTGAGCGCTGGTAAAAAGCTACAAGATAGCTATTACTACCAGGAGTTTTCATACGAGGTTAGATCTGCCGTAACATTAGATAAATATGAAGCAATGCTCAAGCAGCTGCTTCACGTTGCAGGGACTAAATACTTTGCAGCTACAGTCAGATCTTCTGTTCTATCAGTCAGTTCTACTATAACAACAAACAGTGATATAGTTAACTTTACAACTGACAAGGATACGGTAACAGCCGATTCTGACGTATTTACTGCAGATGCAACGTATTTGGTCACAGTAGACATGATTGGTTTAAAAGTTGATGGTACGTCAATAACAGCGGACAAGAGTTAAAAGGTTTAGAAAGGATAGAGGATGGCAAAGGAAACGATTAACATCGGCAGCGCTGCGAATGACGGAACTGGTGACCCACTCCGCACAGCGTTTAGTAAGGTTGTAAACAATTTTAACGAGATGTATTCTTCGTTTATTATGACTGGAGCATTGTCGGTCGGCAATTCGTCGACTAACTCAGTGGTCTCTAATACGTCTGGTTTACGAACTGGCAATACGACAACGAATGCTTCTGTCAGTTCCATTGCCATTCAAATATCGAATTCTAGTGGAAACTCCACCATCACTCCTACCTCTGTAACTGTAGGATCGAATGTTGTTGCCAACCTCTCCTCCTTCGCCATCGGTGTTGGTTCAGCAAATTCGGTTTTAACTTCAAGTGCTTTGACTGTTACAAATTCAACTAGCACATTTACTGTTACCCCTAGCAGTTTCTCTGTAGGTAATTCTACTGTTAATTCTACTGCCAATTCCTCGCTTATTCGTGTTGCTAACTCGACTTATTCATCAAACCTCGGAATCGGTGGTTTGGTTGTTGGCATCAATACAGTTAATAGCACTGCAGTTGCTGTGGGTTCGAATGTTACAGTTAATACATCCGCCATTTTCATTGGTAATTCTGTCGCAAATGTCATTATAACACAAACAGGTATTGCTGGATCGATTTATCTTAACGATGTTATCATCACTGGCAATCTTACTGTTAATGGTTCTACAACCACAGTTAAT